AATGGCATTGGAAGCATCGTTTGTCGGGAAGATAACAGAGAATGTACCAGCCGATGACGTTTTATCCGCACCAAAATCTAACACAACAACGGCCTTATTGCCCTGCGTTGAGTTATAAATTAATGCGCCACGAGCAGTAAACGACGCCGTGGTCCACGTAGAATCGGCAAAGTCAGCAAAAGCTGTCGTGCCAGAAGACGACGTTGTGCCAGCAGTAAGGGTGTTACCACCCGCTACATATGCGGAACCCGTGGTGTTGGTCGTCTCGTTGGTCGCAGAGTATGCGGTTGTTGAAGCATCAAGCGTTGCAGACGATGTGTACAAGGCCAGCTTGAATGTGTCAGCAGTCGTTGCACCACGGACAACCGTTGTGGCGATTGCGTGAATACCGCTCAAGAGTTCCTTCTTGAACGATGTTGTCATAAAATTACCCGAAAATGCCATCACGGCCTCCTTATAAGTTCAGCTAATTGTGGTTGACCAGCTTCTGTCACCAGATGACTGACCGTGGATCTGTCGCATTGTATAGCACGTTTCATGTAGTGCAGTATAACCTGTTCCACCTGATTTTGGAATGCTATTGCTTGACCTCGGATTACGTCCGGAGCATTGGCTGAGACATCAACAATCTTTTTCGACGCCTGTTCCGCCCAAAACTCCGGCGGATGACCGCCATTGTCCGACGTAACTACATCAACCGTAAATGTTCCGGATTGCATTGCTGGCGTAAACATCAATTAGCCTTCACTCTGATAAGACCATCACGATAAGCATCGTCGTTCTCACGACCTTCACCATAGTTCTTGAGGCGGGTAAGGGCCTCAATAAACCGTTGATTGTACGTGTTGAGGAGTTCGTTCTCACCCTTCATAAACGTATAAGCCTCTACCAGAGATCCATACAAAAGGGCTTCGATAGCATTGTCTCCAAGCCATGTTGTTCCAGAAACTGTGATACTGGCGGGCTTGTAGTAATAGTGGATTTCAGTAACAAACGCTGCATTTGGCACCGGAGCGATTAGGAAATTGTCCTTGTCAAACAAAGCGTAGTACTTCGGAATACCCGTTGCTTCGGTCGGGTTATACTCCTGTAGATACTCCACGTCCTTGTTCAACAGGATAACCTTTGACCCAGACGACGTGATCATCAAGCTAAACGGTGCCAGAAAATCTGTCGGGGCTGTCAAATACTTATTTGAGGCCGTCATTGTACCAGTAGAATTTTTCCTAAAGTCCTCAAGATCGACAGCATAGAAGATGCGTTCTTCAGCACTCTGGATGAAGTTGTCGATGTTCGCCGAGAATGTCGTCTCGTCGTACTCGGTGTAGTCCTTGATGGCTTGCACCAACGTAGCGTATGTCCAGCCCATCAGGTTATATCCACTTCAACAACGCCAACCTGCGTAATCATCTGCAACAGGTTATACTGTATTAACGGGAAAATGTCAGTACCAACTGGTACATCCATCGGCTCAATACGGGACGGCCTCGGTGCAACCAACGCCTGTGGCTCAGGTGGTGGAAAGATCGGGTCCAACTGAGGATGCTTCGGCTCCCAGCACTCAGTGCAAGTCCTAAGACCATTCCATTCCTTCGCAAGCAGGTGATAGTCATATTGAAACCCGCACCTGTCGCAGATCGCAAGGGCATATTTACCGTTTGCAAAAAGGCCCATGGGTTACCCCAGCCGATAGTTGGACCGAGAAGGCGTCAATCTCAAAGATGCCCGATCACGATCTTCTGTGGCAGCACGTTCAAACTCTTCCTCGTAGATCGCCTTCAACATCTGAATACGGTCAGGAGCCTTCTTAATTGCAATGTAGTACGCCAACCCGGCAGCAAGACACGGATAGAAGCGAAACGGGATCTGCATGGTGTCCACACCAGAATTAGCATCGTCCAGTCGCACCAGCTTATCGACCACCAGAGTGTAGTCTGTGTTAGGTTTTGGCCAGACATACACAACAGGGATAATCTTGCGGTCTACGAAATACTGTACGGGACGACCAATACTCAGCTTGTTCGGGATGTTCTGGTAGATCTCGCGGCTGATCCGGTCGATTGTAAGATCAGACTGTGACGCAGTTCCAACCCCCGAATCACTTCTGACAACGGCAGTAATGATGTCGATTACACTCGATGTAAGCGTGTATGACTCATTATTGGCATTAAGCGCAATATTTTCTTGAACAATCGTCCACTGGTTCAAACCACGGTTTGCCCACTCAGCAAGAAGCAAATTCAAGCTACGACGAGCCGTGCGCTGGTCGTATCCTGTGCGGATCTCAATGCCACAACGCTCAAACGCCTCTTCGATGTAGTCGGCTACATCTAACTCAAATGTCTTCGTGCCAGAAACTGTCATATCAACTCATCTTGCAAGGTTTCATACGAATCACTATCCCGCCACCACGGCTTACAACAGAGCCGCCCTTATTCATCTTCTTTGCCTTGCCCTCGCCCATGACCCTCATGCGCTTCATTACACGCATCGGTTTCATAGGTTTTACAAGGCCGCCCTTGGCAAATCCGGCAGTAGCACCCATCTGTCCAGTTGTCTTATTCATACCAACAAGAACAGGATTTGTCTGCTCCGTTGTTCCCTGCGGTTGACCAAATGCTGCGCCCTGCATCCCGTAATCAGACGGAGAAGCATATGGAGATGCCTGTGGTACGGCAGGGGCAGGTGCCTGTGCTGTGCCAAGACCTGCCATACCAATCGGAGGAGCAGCCCCGACCGCACCACCATCAGCGTATTTACGAGCACGGTTCATCATCTCAACGTCCCCCTGCTCTACCAAACCCCTTGGTAGCAATACCAGCACCACGATTTGAGGTGCGCTTGGCTTTTACCATGCCGCCTTTTTTCATCGCCATCTCACCGACCAAATCACTTTGATAATCCTCTTGTGCTTTGCGATACTGTTCCTTATTTGGGGATCTTCCCGGAAGGTCGGACATCGGTTTATCCGTTTTCCCGGGAATAAAACTACTTCCCTTTGGCATGGAGTATTGACCCATACCCATATCCTCAGCCTTGAACCCCATCTTCTGTTTAGAGTCTGGCTCTAGCTTTGGAAGTTCGCTGGTCTTCACTTTCCCAACCTTGGGAAGAGTGTCCATAACGTCTGTGCCACTCTTCATCCGCGCACCGCCACGATTAGAGGTGGTCTTGGGAGGAGCCATCTTCGTGTTGTACTTTTTTCCCTGAAATTCAAACGTGCTTTCTCCGGCATCCAGTGCCGAACGAAATGCTGCATCAAACTCTTTACGGGTTGAACTTGCCATCTTACTTACTCCGCTTCTTCGACATACCAGCCTGTGACAGGGCAATGGCGATTGCTTGTTTAGGGTTCTTTACCACAGGACCCTTCTTACTGCCCGTATTTAAGGTGCCAGCCTTAAACTCGCGCATCACCTTGCTGATCTTCTTTTGAGCCTTCATGGTCAATCACCTATAGCTGGATGTCTTAGCAGCAATCTTGGGAGGCTGTTTTACAAACTGCTTTCCCTTCGCCTTGCCAGCACGTTTAGCCTTAGTCGTCGCAGCATACTCAGAAGGAGTAAGAGCCTTAATGGCAGCTTCCGGCAAATACCTCTCACCTGTCTTACTGGACGGCTTACCAGATTTGGTACGCCACTTTTGATCAGACCAGTTCTTCAAGGATTGCTGTGGAGCCTTCATTAGTCCCTATATCCTCCGCCCTTTGCCTTGTACTGCTTCGCCAGCATCTGCGCCTTACGGGCAGACCACTGACCAGCAGCCGTACCTTGCACGGCTGCGCTCTTGATTTTGCTAAACAAAGCCTTCCTCATGGTAGGCTTTGTGTAGTTACCTGAAGCATTTACACCAGACTTCTTTACAGGCAACCCACCCTCCTTTAGCTTTTGCCACGACCTTTTGGCTTACCAATAGCAATCATGATCGCCATGCCACGGCCCTTTGGAGCCATGCCACCCTTCTTCATGGCAAGACCTTTGCCCTTGGCAGCCATACCACCCTTTTTCATGCCCGTTAGGCCCTTAGACATTGCGCTTAATGCTGACCCTGCGCCACCCGACATAGGCGACGGAGAACCCATGGGCTTACGCGGACCATTTGGATTCCGTGGACCTAATGGGCCATCAACCATCGGTTTCCGTGGACGCGGCATAGGACGCGGCATAGTTGGGGATGCACCGGGCTTTGGAGATTGCCCCGGCACGGGCTTTGGAGATTGCCCCGGCATAGGACGTGGCATAGGACGTGGCATAGGACGTGGCCTGTTTGGATCAGCTGGTTTCATGGTAGTCTCCTTAACGGTTTTCAACTAAACGATCTATTTTCTCTTCAAACCGATCAAATCTCTTGATGAGTTGGTCTAGATCGTTATGAAGATCTACTCGGGTGACATAGTTTCGGGCTATGTCCTCCCTTGTATTTGCAGTATGGCGAAACAATTCGTTAATCCTGCCATTAAGATACACCAAAACCCACGCCGTAGGAATGAAGATTATTGTTAAAAGTATATTCCAGACAAACTCTAATCCAACCATCATGTCAGCACTTCCATCTTTTACGTGCCTGACGAAGACGGCTGTTGGGGTTTTTTGCAGCTTCCGGGAACATCTTCGCTTGTCCCGCTGATCTTGCACAGAAGGACTTGCGGCGTTTAGCCCGCTCTCCTGTAGGCTTGTCTTCTGTCACGGCAGTCTTTAACTTCGATCCGGGATTGGCACGACGGAATGCTTTGACACCTTTTTCTGTCATGCCAGCACCGGACTTCGTTTTACGGAAGTTGCCGGATTTGACAGATGTCTTAATCCCCATGCCCTTTGCCATCAGAAGTTCTTTGTCATCTCAAGAACAATCGTATACCTGTCTCCAGCAGTGGCCCCGACAGTGGTAAACATAATGTCTCCTGTCTTACCCGCACCAGAGTTATTAGTTATTCCACCAAACCTTGAGAACTCGAACGAGACGAATTGATCTGCGCCAATAGTGTAGCAAACAACGTCCGTTGACGCATCCCAAAGGATGTCCACACCCATGCCAACCGTCATAGCATCCAGTGTAACAATGTTGACCCCGGTGCAAGATGCTCCTTGGAATTTCGTCAAAGCCGAAACGTCTACTTTAAGAACGGCGGACTCACCCGTTCCATCGGAGATATTGGTAAATTTCATGACGGCTGTTCTTGTGCCATCAAAAATTATCTGTGAAGTTACTGCATCTGCCATGTGATCTATCCTTCAAATAAGTGGAAGGGGTGCCAGATATTGACACCCCTCAAATCACATTACGGAACGTAGGTGCCGTGCTGAATGTAGTTCACTTTTAGAAAACCAGTACCCGTGCCTGTGTTTGTTGATGTAACCACGATCTTAATATCGGACGTTCCAACATTGATCCAAGTACCAATTCGGGTTGCATCTGCACCTGCCGTAGCATTAATAATCCCAAGTGTACCACCTGCAACTGCCCCAGCCGCTGTAATTGCTGTTGCAGAAATCGTCGTGCCAATACCAAGAGTGGTAGCTGCACCGCTCCAGATAGCAGTTACATAAAGTTGAATACCTGTGATCGTGCTACCCGCTGGGATAACAATGGAGGTTGTATAAACGCCCGCAGACCCGCCGTTGGTGGCCTGTGTAATTTCTTGATGCTGTGAAAGAACAACTTCGCCGACGTTATTAACGTCTGTGCCAAGCGTCGTACCCGTTGTAGATTTGATGGTGCCAGCGCGTATCGGGCCAGTAAAGGTCGTCGTACCCATGAGGATCTCCTGTCGTTGGGTTGTCTGCCACAGTGGCAGTCAGGGATTGCAAAACTCTACAATAAAAAAAGGGCTGACACAAGGCCAGCCCTTTCATATTTCTGTCAGTGACAGATTTTATGCACCCTGCGAACCGTACATGGCGCGAGGATCAGACCAACCGAAGCTATAACGCTCACGGGCCTTGTAACGAGCGTTGCCCGTTTCAAAGTCACCTTCCATAGCCGTCTTGATCGGGCTACGGACAAAGTGCTTCATGCCGTTTGGTGCGTCTGTCTTGATGAAAAACGCATCAGGATCGGTCAGGAAGTGGTTAACACAGAAGCCCTGTGGCATATAACCACCCGTCTTGATCGCATTGATGTCATTATCAGCAGTACCAACACGCTGTTCCGACTTCAAGATACGCTCTGCGGTGAACTGAAGAGCAGATGGGATGATCAGCTTCATGCCACGGAGGGCAATCTTCAGACCACGCTCGTCGATGAACGCTGCAATGTCGATCAGAGCCTGTTCGAGAGAAGTCTCGTTAAGATCTGCCTGAGTTGCAAGCGTGTTCGACAAGTTACCGCCGCCAGTTGTAGGATGTGCGCTGTTGATCAACGAAACACCGTCGCCGCCCTTATAGGACGAGGAAAATGCGTTGTTGAGGACAGAAGCAGCCTTCACCTGTTTGGTGTTGGACATCGACCGTGCAAGAGCGCGGGTATAACGAGCCGACAGCTTGTCATACAGGTTATCTTCCACTGCCTCTTCCGTGATGGCGAATGCAAGAGCAATCGTCTCATGGGTGTAGCGAGCAGTGAAGGCTTCACCAGCGGTGTCGTACGAGATGGCCGCGCCTTCGCCCTTTACAGGGGCTTGGCCGAAGCCGGAGAGCATGACCTCTTCCTCGAATGCACGGTCAGAATTTTCCGTGTCGAAGATTTCGGAATGCTCATTGTCGTAACGGTCGTACTCCAAACCGAAAAGGGCGTTAAGACCCGGCTCCAGTTCTTTGAGGAGTTGTGAACGAGTAATAGCCATAGTTCATTACTCCTTAAATACCCGCGCCAGTGCCATTGGCATTGTAACGGTAGAAGTGATTGTTAAGCAACACAATCGCCAGACGCCCAGCAACCGTTGCATCAGAGTTCGCAGGAGTATCCTCGAAGCCCAGAATGCGAAGGTTAAGGGTGTTGGTGGTGTTAGCCGTTGAAACTGCCAACTCACCTGCGGACAAACCAGAGGTCGTTGAACCCGTGGTAGCCGTTGCAAAGTTAGCATTTGCGTGGATGATAGAGTCGGCGGCAGCCGCATCGCAGTTGATCAGGAACGTCTGATCAGGATGTGCAGAAATGATAGCCGTAGCCGCAGAACCACTAAGGACCGCAGCCGTACCGGGCCAGAAAGGTGACCACTTAGGTTTACCTGTCAGGTCGATATAGTTACAGCCAAGAAACGCACCTAGAATTGGAACAGTACCACCGGCAGCCGCGCCAACAACGTCAATCATACCGTTTGTCAATGGAATCACAGGAGTACCCTGATAGATTACCGAAGACGTTCCAGCAGTTGCCGATGTCTGAATGTTGAATACAACATCACCGTTGGTATTTGCACCGCTTCCAAGCATACGATACGGGCGAAGCCCGAATGCGGCATCAATATTTGCCATTGCTTAGATCCTTATGTTATTCGGCTGCACGATTGCCGCCGAAAGTGACTCTAGATTGCCGTTCAGGTTTAATAATCGGCATGGACGGGTGTTGATCTCTCATCAGGTCGTTATCAACCGCGTCAAGCTGTTGCTGCGCTTGGCGGTTATAATAAGCAGTACGCTGATTTACCAGATCTACGGGAATACGCGCTAGGACAAGACCCCCAACTGCAATGACGCCAGCATGTTTGCCGTTATCAATCGTGGGAAGATCCCAATCTGGGTATTCTTCGGCGCGAACGAGTTCAAACCCTTCGCGAAGTCGTGCGGACATGTTCTTCCGATCATCAACACCTGCGGCCTCCATTCGGAGCCAACGGTGCCTAAAACCCTCCGGTGCGGGGGGCGCGTCCAAAGAGGACGGTGGTTTCCAAGTCGTAGGTTTTACGGTCTTGGAGCGGACGGTATCTTCGCGTTTCGAGCGATCCATAATCAGTTTCTCTCTGCTTGCTTCAGATTTACCTGCCGGGCGTACTGTTCATAACTCAGCCCCAGTGCTTTGGCAATCTTTTTTTGTGAAGTGGAAAGGTCGTCACCCTTGACAGCCTTGTTTGTTTTTTGTGCGCTGGTGGGCCGCGCACCTCCGACAGCGGATGCCAGCTTGGTTCCCTTGGCAAATTTATGCGGGAAATCATTCCGAATACGCTTGTCCAACTCACGATAATACGCATCACTCGAAGGATTGAACCCCTCTGCAACAAGATCATTGTGAGTGTCGTAGGCCGTGTATGTCATAGCCTTATCAGAGCCGAACCATTCATTACGCTCCGCCCACTGCTGGGCCTTCTCGTCAGGAACTGGTTCTCTTCGAGGAGCAGCAACTTGCTGTGCAGACTGTTTGTCATACAACGTCTGCTGTTCCTGTTGATACTTGTAGTTGCGGATCTTGTCGCGTTCCAGTTCAAGCCTTGCAAGATACTGGTTAGCTTCAAGCTGTTTATCCGTGTCACCAGTGTCAACCGCAGACCGATACTGGTCCTTGTAAAGCTGCTCTTGGACCTTGATCCGCGTGTCAGCTTCTGTCGTGTACGACTGATCCAGAAGTGATGTACGCTTTTGCATAGCATCAAGCTGGCTCTTGACAGATTTGGCATAGTCCAGTGCCGCCTGTTCACGACGCTCGGTTTCACGGACTTTATAAGTCAGCTTACCAATACGCTTCCTGACAGATTCACTTTGGGAGGCTAGGTCGTCATCGTCGTCTTTCGGCTCCGCTTTGACCTCTACCTCAACATCTTCGTCATCTGACGACTCTTCGTCCACAACGGTTACTTCAACATCTTCATCATCTTCATCTTCAAACATGGTAACTCCTTAATGCGCTGTTAGACATTCATGATGTCTTCTGGATCAGCGATGGTTGCGATGACCTCATCATCGTTTAGGATACGAACTTCACCGCCATCAATCTTGAAGCGTGAACCCGCATAGCGACCGAATAGAATCCAGTCGTTCTTCTTGCACCACGGACCTGCGGTGAATTTGTTTTCGTCCCCGTAAGCGTCTGGCCCAACTGCCAGAACAAGCCCGACGACGGTGGCAATGGTCTGTCTCTCGACATACTCATCTGCCAAATGAATACCGCCTCGTGTCTTACCTATGCCACGATAGGGAAGAACAAGGATGCGCCATCCTGTAGGTTTTGGTAATCGGTCGAATACACTGGAGGGGATCTTGGCAGGATCTAAATACCTGTCCTCCAAGGCCACATAGGCTTCTTCCAGTGCGGATTTTGGGGCCTCTACATTCTGAGGCTGGGCCTTCATAGCTTCTGCAACGTGAGTTGGCAGTATTAAACTACTCATCCTTGTCTTCCTGTTTAAGCAGAGAGCGTATTACGTATTCGGCTTCCACCCAGACTTCGTACTTTGCACGAAGCTGCTTGTATGCCACGAAATCAGGAACCGCGCCCTCTGTGATCGCTTCCCTGATAACTTCTTTTCTGTCAGCAAATGTCCTTAGAACCCTGTCAGCAAAGAACAGACTATCCACATGATCTCCTTATCCAATCGGTGTTGAGTTATGGATCATTGCATCCTTCTTCTGGCTACCTGCGGAGGAGCCAAAGAAGAACGCCATAATTCCGGTCCAAGCCGCGCTTAACGTACCAAACATCATCAAAAGCACGTCGCCGCCTTTTTCTGGCAGACCGTAAACCAGAATGTACAGCAATATCCCAAAAAAACCGAACGTCACCCCGATGGCAAGCACCCGTGGGAGCCAGTCCTTTGTTTCCTTCTGCATGTCACGGGCTGATTTCCTGTCATCAACAGCAATTCTCTCCAGATCAATGTCAAGACTTCTCATCTGGACCTTAAAGTCCGCATCCACCTTCTTTACAGCGGCAAGCTGTTCAGGTGTTGCCGTAGATAGGGCTGTTGCAATGTCACTGTCATTACCGTCGGGATGACCAAGAAGAACCTCTGACAGGGCTTTGACAGCAACGCCAGCAAGGGGTCCGCCCAAGGCTGTTGCCAGAGTTGGCGCGACAGACCCGATCAAAGGGCCGAATGTTTTAAGAAGATCCATTTTTATCTCCAGTAGATTTAGAACCTAACATGATTCCTGACAGAGTTCCTGTCAGGAACGTAGCGATTGGAGCAATCAACTTGAAAAACTCCTGATCATTCGGTGCCTGTCCATCTATCGGTTGGACTACAAATATTAAACTATATAAGACAGCAAAGACAGTTCCTGTCAGTGTAAGACATAGGGATATCCCAATGATAAACTGCAAAAGAGCGTGTAGTTCGTCCTCTTTAATTCTCATCGTGCCACGGCTCCGCAAGGGTTTTGTTTTAGGGTGTCTGCGGAACAGGTTCCGGAAGCGGTGCAGATAGGGGGATTGCACTCAGCCGCGTCCCAGTTCTTAGGATCTTGGCACGGATACCTGTACCGATCCTCGCATCCTGTCAGAACAATCATCATGGCTACCAGAAAGTATTTCATTTGTGCGTGAACACGACCATTCCGATGCCAACGCATACGGAGAACAGAATAACAGCAGCAATGAGCCAAAGACCCATGATCAGATCTTTCCGGTTTTCCTCGGCCTCACGCTGCGCGGCTGCGGCTTCGCGGGATGCCTGTTTACGCATCTCAGTCACCTCTTTTTGGATAGACGCCCATGCTGCAACTCCGTATGCGCCTACAAATAAGTTGCGGGTATCCAACTGAAGTTTTTGAGCCTTTTGCTTCAGTGTGTACAGCTTAATCGCCTCGGCTTCATACTCGCCCTGCGACTGAAACAGACGCTTCTTCCTATTTCCGGACGTGAGTTGCGTAATCTGAGCAACCCTAGCGAAAAGATTACCTACCTTTTCAGCAACGTCCAGCATCTCATGACCAGAGTCCACGGCACCTTTAATGCCGTTGTACAACGCCGTGGCTCCAGCAATGAGAGTAAAAGGGTCCACATTAACTCACTGTGTACTTCTGAGGGCGGAGCATTGCACCAAAGCCACGGGCAGTCTGTTTACCCTTCGGTGCTGGCGGAACTCCGACGGCAGAACCGTTCTTCAAAGGGATTGTCCCTTGATTAACGATTGACTGCGATGTCTCAATGGATGGTGTCTTAGTGGCAGCGCGTGGAATTGGATAGTTCATGGTAGTCTCCTTGTTAACCTAATCATTAAGATGGGGTGGCATAGGCTGCTCCGGGAATGCCCGGAAGAGGCCGTACAGGTGATGCAGCGTATAACGCTCCGGGAATGCCCGGAAGAGGCTGTACTGGTGGTGCGGTAGGTAGAGCAGTTGGGGCATATGCCGGTCCAAGGTTTGCAAAATCAATCGGCGGTCTTGGTGCAAAAGGCTTTGAGAAATCAAACCCCGCAGTGGCTACCGTTGGCGTTCCAGTATACTTCTGTGCCGGTGCAAAGGTAGGGACGGTTGGCATAGTTGGTACCACAGGTGTCGTTGGTACCACAGGTGTCGTTGGTACCACAGGTGTCGTTGGCGTGGTGGGAGGTTTTGGCGTTGAAGGTACGTCAGTTCCGCCGGAATCAGATTTCGTAGGGACAACGGGATCAGATTTCGTAGGGACAAATGGGTCTGTTACTATGGGTTGCATTGCAGTGCTTGTTCCGCCTGTTGGAATACCCAAGAGGGACGCAATGCCTTGCCCAACAGTCGAAATACTTCCGCCTAAAGTAGATAAGGCTTCTCCCGCAATATCCCCTAAATCCTTAACGTAATAATCAACCTCCGGCCCATTCCCATAGTCCACAATCCGGCTTTGGACCTTAGAAAGATCTCCGTTAGCATATAGATTGGCATATTCTTGCTTTGTTAAACCCGCTAAAAGATTTTGATCTTCAAGGTTTTGTATTTGAGGGGTGCTGTCAAACAACGATAATAGGTCATCAACAAAAGATTTTTCCACCGCAGGAGGAGTGTCGGGAGTGTTGTAAATGTAGTCGTAGTTAGGTGCCGTCGGTAGTACGGGAGAAG